CATTGACCTGCGTACTCAGAAGCTTGATCTTGAGCAGAGTAAACGTAGGGCTGATGTATCACTGCCCATCTCTGATGATCTATGTCAGATGTTGAACGACCAACGTACTGACTTTGGTTTTCAAGATTACGTAGCACCACACCCACGTCCAGTGAATGGTAAGTACGAACCGTATGCAATGGAACGTCTGTCTAAGGTAGGGCGTAGAGTAATGAGGCTGGCTAAACTACCAGAGGAACTACGATTGATGGACTTACGTAGGACAGGGGTGACACAGATGATTGACAAAGGTGTGCCTATTGGGCAACTAATGTCAGTGACGGGACACAATCATGTGTCTTCTGTGAAACCATATATGAAACATACATACGATTCTGCAAATAGTGCATTGACACAAAGAAATGCAGGTGTATACTCGAATGTAATGAGTAACAAAGAAAGTAATATGTAATGAATATACTTAGTATTATAAATGATCTATCACTTGTTAATGGTGAGACAAAGCGTATGGCTTGTCCTGTATGTAATACTAAGAATACATTTACTGTTACAAATAACATGGGTTCCATTGTATGGAATTGTTACAAGGCAAGCTGCACTGCAGGTGGTGGCACACGTACATCACTGACCGCTGATGATATACGTAAGTCATTGGGACGTGTTGCCGAAGAGACACATGCAGTAACATTCGACAGACCTGAGTGGTTCGTAAGGGACTACCATAAGATTGCATCCTTCTGTGACCAGTGGCAGTTAGATGCACAAGACTTAGGACTTTTGTATGACGTTAAGGAACATCGTGTGGTGTTCCCTGTTGTACATGGTGGAGTAACAGTAGATGCCACAGGCAGATCACTAGGTAATCGCATACCCAAGTGGAAACGATATGGTAAAAGTGTATTGCCATATGTATCTGGACGTGGTAAAACTGCTGTAGTTGTTGAGGACTGCATAAGTGCTGCCGTTGTAGGTGGTGAAGTATATGTCGGGGTTGCAGTGTTGGGTACGTCCCTATCTAACGGACACAAACAGTACTTATCGCAGTTCTCATCAGCAATAGTTGCACTAGACCCTGACGCATTACCCAAGACCCTACAATTTGCAAAAGAATTACGTATGTACGTTGACAACGTTAAGGTACTACGATTATACGATGACCTCAAGTACCAACAGCCATCCGACATGGCTAATCTTTCAACACTAGGAGACTAACCCACATGGAACTATCCCTTATACGAAGCTTGATGGACAAGCCTTTCTATGATGAACATCGTGGAGCACGTTGCCCAGATCGTTTGTTCAGTAAGGATGTTCGCAAGATCAAGCAGTCTATTGACTCCGCTATGGATCGTTACGAACGTACCGTTACCCCAGCAGAGATTGAAGCCTTGTTCATGGCTAACAACCCGACACTCACTACGGCACAGCGTCAGGCATACAGCCACCTGTTCCAGCAAGTAAACAAAGAAGCACCAATGGGTAGTGACGTAGCACAAGAGGTGCTGTCAAAGCTATTCCAACAGGTAGTAGGTGAAGACATTGCCAACCTTGGCTTTGACTACGTAAATGGTAGCAAGTCTAGCCTTGATCCACTACGTCAAATGCTTGAGCAATATGGAGATGACTTCACACCTAACCTACGTATTGATTGGGAAGACATCGACCTTGATACCATCCTAGCCATGACTGACCTTGAGTCACAGTGGACATTCAACATCCCTACGTTGACACGTAAGGTAGAGGGTATCAACGCTGGTCACTTGATTGAGGTAGGAGCACGACCTAACACTGGCAAGACATCCTTCCATGCATCACTTGTGGCTGGGCCTAATGGCTTTGCGTGGCAAGGGGCTAAGGTAGTTGTGCTATGTAACGAGGAAGGCTACCATCGTGTCGCTCATCGCTACATTACTGCCGCTACAGGGTTTGACAAGCATGAGATTGTTAAGAATAAAGCCGAGGCAATGCGAGTGTTTGCACAGATTCGTGAGAACGTCATGTTCAAGGACGCAACTGGCCGTGACATGAACTGGGTTGAGTCCGTATGTAAGTCATACAAGCCTGACATAGTTATACTTGACATGGGTGACAAGTTTGCACGTACCGCTGGGTTCTCACGACCTGATGAAGCACTCAAGGCTAACGCTATTCATGCACGTCAGATTGCCAAGCAACAAGACTGTGCTGTGTTCTATATGTCACAGTTATCTGCAGAGGCAGAGGGTAAGGTTGTACTCAACCAAGCCATGATGGAGGGATCAAAGACGGGTAAGGCAGCGGAAGCTGACCTTATGATTATGATTTCTAAGAACCCTACAGTTGAGGGTCAGGAAGAAGAAGACAACCAACGACACATCAACGTGGTCAAGAACAAGCTATCGGGTTGGCACGGTATTGTACACACTGATCTTGAATACAAGATTGCGAGGTACGTATGTTAGTAGAGGAGGATACAAAGATGATTACGTTTGAAGACATAGCTGCCTTTGCATCAATGTCAGAAGACGGCATACAAGCTGGGTCTGTATATGTAATTACAAACAAAGCTTGGCCCGAATGGGTTAAGATAGGCCGTGCCATTGATGCAGAGGATAGGCTACGCAGTTACCAGACAGGCTCACCACTTCGTGACTATTGGATTGTGTACTCTCGACGCTTCGATGATGTCAATGCGGCGGAACGTAAGGCACACTTAGGTGCTGCACGAATGACTGCACACCCTTGGAACAAACCAGACAATGGTGAGTGGTTCAAGCTTACAGAAGAACAGGCAAAAAAAGTATTGAGGGAGGTGACATTTGACTAATGTAGTATGGGTTCTGATGTGGTTTGTAGTCATACCAGAGCAAGGCATTAGATACTACAACTTAGGTGAGTACGATAATGAGACACTGTGCAAGGCTGCAATGAAGAGTGCTGTAGTTATGGTAAATAATAACAACGAAACAATAGATTGTATAGGAGTAACCGTTAATGATTGAGGTAACATACATTAACCACATGGGTGACGATCTGTCTGTAGTTAACGCAGCCCGTGTATCTTTCGGGAAGACCTCCAAGCTGGTGTGTACTAACCTTGTGCTTGGCACCTATGACATGAGTAACGGTGACAAGAAACTTATCAAGTACCTAGCCAAGCATAAGCACATCAGCCCCTTCGGCCATGCCTTTGCATCCTTCCATATCAAGGCACCCATCTTTGTAGCACGTCAGCTGGTCAAGCATAAGTTCTTACGTTGGAATGAGATCAGCCGTAGGTATGTAGATGATGAGCCTGAGTTCTATCAGCCTGATGTGTGGCGTGGTAGGTCTGAGGACAAGAAGCAAGGTAGTGCAGGTTTTGTATCCATATCAGAGGAGACTATGCGAGTGTCTTCTAAAGCATCTATGTTGGCAATAAGAAACTATCAAGCCCTATTGAATGCAGGTGTAGCACCAGAGCAAGCACGTATGGTACTGCCACAGTCAACCATGACTGAGTGGTACTGGTCAGGTAGCCTTGATGCCTTCGCTGACATGTGTAGGCTAAGGATTACACCAGATACCCAATACGAAAGCAAGCAGGTAGCCCTTGGTGTAGATAAAGAAATGTTAAAACTATTCCCTGTATCATGGGAGGCACTTGAAGGATGCCATGCTTAATGACACCACTGTATTAGTTAAGAGGCAAGACTTGCCATTACTAACACCCCAGTAGTAGGAGATGATGAATGACTAAACGTATACCAATGAAGGGTGGTGACGAGTATGATGGCCTCACTAAAGCACGTAGGTTCTACCTGTGGAAGGCAGGCCAGCTAAAGAAGATCAAACGTGCATACAATAAGAGGCTACGTAAACACAACAAGGAGATAGATAATGATTGAGGCAGGTACAATGAAAGTCACAGCCTTGACTGAACATGAAGATGGCAGTGCTACCTGCACCTTCGACCTAGACGATAAGACAGCAGCACTGGCCCAAGAGTTAGGGCTGAAGCTACTAATATACTGTGGTGCCACTGGAACAAACATAGATTATGTGTTCAGTAGCATACTAGGAGAAATAGAATGAGTAAACATTATCTAGTTA